GAAAGGAAGCCCACCAAGTCTATACTGTCTACATCGAAATTAGGCGAATCGTTCCAATCCATATGGGCGGTACCATTCCCTGCTAAGCTGACTTTCAGCCATTCGGGATCAGTACGGAACGGTTGTACGCTAAGATTGAAAGTTACCGCGTGGGCCACCCATCCGAACGTAGAGTGCATGCCATTCTCCCGGTATCTGCCGTCACTGGAAACGCTGGCCACTGTCAGCAGCTCTCCCGCATCTAGCCATACTACGGCGCTGGCTTCTCCCTCGCCGTACCAACTGGGGTCAACAGGCAGCCCGTTGTATTGCCCTCTGCGTGCATAATTAGCGGGCGCGTTGTCCAAGTCTATCTTATACTTATTAGTCGCCTCCCATCCTATCACTACCTCACTTCCTGGCTTAATCTCACGGGAAAGCACCAACGTACCATTAACATCGAATGCGGGTGTTTTCAGGTACAATGTCAATTTCAGATCAAGTGTGCCCGGCATTGGTGCAAAACCCGTGTCAAATGTTGCCGCACCATTGATCACAGGAACACGGGAGATGGGAGCGGTAGACGCACCGTCATGTATGAAGATGGTGCCCGTATACCCTGACCCGCCGGGAGTAGAGATATGATAGGTGTAATACCTTTCTATCGGAAAGCGGTTAAGAATTATATTACTGTCCGATACGTCAGTACCAGTGATGACCATAGGATTGGCAAGCATTCCGGATAGCCTCACATAAGCGCATAGCGGATCGGGCGTAATAGGCTCGTTGGTATACGTATCAGTATCGCCAATCGCAGGCCCGTCAATAAGAGAGCCTATGAACTGGAATCCGGCATCATACATCGCCACTATGGAAGTATCAGGCGCATCTGTTACAACCGAACTGAACGCCAAATCTTCCCACACGCGCACATCTATGTAATCCGATACTTGCCATCCGGACGTGGCCCCAATAAAACCTGTCGCAAGATTAATACTGTACCCGTTCGTACGGCTGGTCAGATTACCAGGACTAGGCGGTACGGCATTACCGTTAGCGTCTAATACCTGCCCGTTAGCGAATGGCCCCGCGCTATAATCGATATTAGAATCGGGATTATCGCCGGGGTTATCGAAATCACCTACGGCGCCATACTTAGTATACCCCGGAGCCTTAATCGCTAACCGTGTCGGACTGATATTGTTGGCCGATGCCATCCAGCTAACGGCGGGCTTGGCCGCGAGTATAGTGGCGCGGTATCCTTCATCAAGTGGATTACGATATTGGGGTATGACCTCCGGCGCGGTTGAATCGAAAGGTGAGCCGAAACAAAAACCTAATAGCTGGCTTCGATCCTGGGCTAAGTCTACGAGATTAATATCGCCATCCACCGTTGAAGGAGGAAAGTATTTAGGCGCATTATTTTCATCAAATATTGTGTTCTGTGGTTGGTTGTTATAATAGTATTGGTTGTTCAGCGCAGGACTGTTCAGATTGAAATCAGCGCCTTTCCTGTCCCTGCATAACCTTATCTCATAAGCGTTCCATACGAGGCTATTATCGGAATTGGTAGATAGCCCACTGATATGCTGCACGCCCGTAGACGGATCGGTTTGCCGCCAGTTGTTGCTGTTGAACACCCACAGATTGGCGAACAGTTTCACCTTATAGAATCCGGAGGTAGGTATACGTATCTGTCCCTGCACCCAGGTTACGCCATCATTGTCATTCACTTCTTTGTACTGGATATTGCCTCCATTATCTTCCAGTATGTCGAGCCGGGTATTCGTGGCATTAAGGAAATCGCAGGCATACACGCCGCCTGTAGGGTCGCTGCCCTGATTTACGCCGCGTTCCAGCTGATCCAATGTGGTACGCTGATTAATCGTACTGCCCCAATAACCGGACACCTGCATTTTGGCCTGTTGGCCATAGTTCCAGGGTTGTACGTAGTCATCCGCATTCTTGTAGCTCATGTACAAGTTGATCAGTTTCTGATCATCGAATGCGTTGCCCTGTAACGTATATCCCTGCTGTTGGAAGATGTGGCGTAACATCAGCAATGGATTGATGCTCGGCGCCAAATCCTGCATACCCATACGTACCGAATCGTCCCATAGCGTGCGGGCACTATAGGTGTTCTCGTCTTTGTTGATCGGCACTTTCGGCAATACCCCATACATCACGTACGGGAACATGGCTATTTGCGGGCCATTAGCCGCGCTGGCGTTATACGAATTAATAGACGTGGCAAAATTACTGAATGGTATACGGTACTCCGGATTTTCATTTAGTTTGATTTCGCCGAAAATGTCCTTAACGGACTTTTTAGCGGGGATATATAGGTTCCCCTTGTATCCGTCCCGCTCAATGTTAGATAAGCGAAATTTGCCCCTGAAAATGCGTACGCTGTTGATTATTAATTCAGCATCATATTCGCGGTTGAATTTATCCCGGGTTTCCTCTACCTGGGAATAATTGAACGCGCGATGATTAGTCTGTGTAGGGGGCAACGATATATTGTAGCTGTACTGCGCGTCCTTCGTATTCAGCTCTCCGGGATTAAGCAATTGCCGGTTAAGCCGAATACCGAATGAACGCGATACGTCTACCAGTATGCCGTTGATGTATAGTTCAGTATTAGTCATTAGTATACGTTTCGCTTATGTGATACTTAATTTGCGGGATATACATACCGTCTGCATTTTCATTTTCCCGCGTTTTCAAATCGTCAATGACTACATAGTTGCCTTCCCCGTCTAACACAACCCGTGACGCTGCTAACTCCTTCAACCATTCCGCCACATCTGCATTCACGGGCGCGCCATCTACTGTAATGTTTTCGTCCAGGTTCGCCGTATATACGGTTTCGATACCGGTGGATTTCGTATGCGCCGGGGTTAAGGTGCGGTTGAATGTTTCTACCTCCGGCTTGATTTCCTCCGTAGGCAAGCTGTCGAAGTTGAATACATCCCACCCACCCAGGCGATTAAGAAAAATGAATTGTGTTAATTTATGCAGGCATTCGGGCAATACTTCGTACTCCACCGTATTGGACAAAACCGCCGTATCCCTTACCAGTCCTACCCGGATAACACCAGCGGTAGGATAAGCGGCGAGTACCGGCGCCATATCCAACACACAAGAATTAACTACGTTAAGTTGAGAACGTAATCTCGTTTGCCCGTACACGGTACCAAGGTACACCTCTCCTGTGCTATACGCATTATAGGCTACCGATATGCTGAAATTAGGTATATCGGGTTGCCCGCGTTCCGGATCGGAGAAAATGAAATTGATTATCTCTTTCTGCCCAGGTATGTAAGTAGTACGAGGACGATTGGTAAGTAGCTTAAGCGAACCATATCCGTATGTATAATCCAACATATTGATAGGATCAGACGCGCGGCCATATCCATTAAGCACGAACAGTGCGGATGATTGATAGAACGCGAAACTGTCAAGCGCCATTTTCTTTGCCACGAAGCGATAGGCGCGGATAGTACCAGTGTTGAACCATCCCGGCGCATCGGGGGGCACATTATGCATGGCAAAGTGTTGAAAAATACTATTAAGCTCGAACCAAAGAGGCGCGCCGGCGTATGTTTTCTGTAATGAAATAGCGTAGGTACCTATCTGTGCATTGGTAGTAGGTCGGTCATCCTGGCCAAGAAATATATCGGGGTCTACGTACACATCTATTTCAATCTCCGCTATAGTGGCTTGCCCTGAAATGCTGTCGCCATTCTGACTGTTCGTGTTAATCGGTGTAAGGATATATGCAGCATTCGCGCCGTTATTAGGGGCGGCGATGACGATATTGTAGTCTGACCCTGCTCCTTTGCTTTTGATTGAAAGGACACGCCCATTAACCGGCGTAACGCCGATCCAGGTGAATGGTATGCGTATATCGTAATTAGCCGAAATCCAGGGATTGGCAAGCAGGGATTGGCGTAAGTTCTCCGCCGTGTTTGCGGGATCGGTACTGACATAGAAAACCGACCCTCCTACCTCTATCGGGTTAGTGCTGCCATGGAACACATGCTCAACGCCGGAAGGTTCGGTAATCTGTAGTTCGGTTACATTGACAAGATCGGGCGTAGTTTGCACAGCCACTACCTGTATATTGAACTCGTAGAACGTCTGCACCTTTGGTTTACTAGCGAATTGCACGAAATTCGGTAAGGAAGCTAACGTTAGTTGTTTTGGCTCGGTAATTACCGCGATATCTCTACTTACGTATCCCATATATTAGTCGTTGAAAAATGAATCAAGATTATCCAGCATGGCGGCATACAGTTTGTCGGCCCAGTCGTTGAAAAATAGGCCGTCCAACTCTCTGTCCATCGTGGCAAAGATGGGGCGGCCCTGGTGCCCATCGCGCCATATAGCGTATGATATTGCCCATAGTGTACCGGCATCGGTCGGTATGCCATTTTTCGCCGCCCAATCTTTCAGTACACTAATAGGCGGCTTTTTCTTGTACCTTGGCGGGCGCGTCCATTCGAGATATACTACGTAATTATTGAACAGTGCGCGGATTACGGGGTCATCGCCATTCGTAGTGCTGATGGCTACGGCTAGATCATTACGCAGCGCACTATTTTTCAGCGTATTACGGCCTATTTTCGTGTTGTTGCTTATACTGTCATCCTCCAGGATGGTATTAGCCAAGGCCAGCAGATCATCCGCTATTTTGCTTATCGCCAGCCGTACCCCTTCTGCACTCATATCGTTAAGTTTTGAAGTTTGGAAGGCCTTCGTTATCGTTGAAAATAGCGCATCCATCCGGATTATCGACCAAAAAGTCCGGCAAATCGTGTATTGTCGGGAAATGCTTAGAGGGGTCGAAATCTTCGGCGCATCTGTTCACGGGATTGGCCTGTATAACGGTCATAGTGAAACGCTGTCCGGCCGCATTATCATCGTAATAGTCGCGGAGTGACAAGAATGTGAAATTATCCAGGCTGAATCCGGACTCAAACCGTACCTGCTTAATACGCTCTATCATTGATAGTCCTATATCAAGTGCATCGGATTGTACCGTGATAACATCGGCATCATTTTGCGGTATGTCCAGGATGTCCAGGTTAACGGTATATCGTATGGTGTTCGCGGCAGATGCCCCGATGATAGGGTCGTCTAACCACGCCAACGTATATACGGAATTTCCTGCACCTTTTTCATAAGTACGCCCGTATATGAAACCATTGATACGCTTATGTTGGCGGGCAAGCTCGTAGAAAAAATTAACTATCTGCATTCTTTCGACTTTTGGCGATGAAATTATCTAACTTTCTTTGCGCTTTCTCTGCGTGCGCCTTATCGCGCTGGTATTGTAGGAACGTAAGAACTTCCGTAACCGGTAGCGTAGTAACACGTTCAAAATGCAAAATGTCAGTACCCGCCACATCTGCAATAATTTTGTACCAGCCCCAAGACTTCGCAAAATGTCTGTATTCCGGGGCAATTGGTCTATCACTAACTGTAGGTTTCCATACATTTGCGTAAGTTTCACGGATGCTTCTTTGCATTGCAAAAAAAAAGCCATGACGCCCATAACCTGACTTACCGGTAACGCCGCAAACATCGCCTGCCGCGCTTCATTGTTCTTGTAATCGTACGCCTCGCCTACTGGCCTGCATACGATGGCCAGCGTTGTAGATATAGGCGCCTCTCCTTTTTTCTGCGCCTCGTCAGCATCTACCCATGCGCCCAGGGTAAGATCATCTTCCAACGGTACGGCATACTTCACACCGTCAATTTCCAGGTAGGGGCACGGAATTGCCGGATTATCGCCGTATAGAAATAGTATATAATCAACGATCCCGTTGAATATTTCAGCGGGCCAGCTTAACAGCTTTTCCGCGTCTACTTCGCATATCTGTGCTACCAGCGCAACCCGTTCGCGGGCGCTTTCCGGTTTCTTGTCATATACCGATTCATACTTGCCTAGGGTAATGTCTTCCCAGCATTGAGGCACGCGTATTAAGGTATTATCGTATTCCATAGTAACCATGTGGAAAAGATAATTTGCCCGGATTTTATCTTTTCCACATAACTGACTACTATGGATGCACAGATAACACCACCGGGCACCGTCACACCTGGGACACAGAAAACCGACACGGTAGTAATCCGATTGGCTGCCTCTGATGCGGTACCGGCTTTTCCGAAGTTACAGCAGAACCGGGCGGGCTGGGTCAACTACGGGGCTAAAAACAATTTTCCGCAAGAAATTATCCGCTATAACAGCAAAAGCCCCGTTAATAAGGCGATTATCGAAAGTACTGTAACGTATATCTGTGGCAAGGGTGTACGTGATACGCTGAAAGGCGTGAAAGGCTATGTCGGCGTACCGAATGTGGGGGAGTCCTGGGATGACCTGATAGAGCCTATAGCGAAGGACTACAAGCAATTCGGCGGATTTTACTTCCAGGTAGTAGTCAATAAGGGGGGCACTACCGTATCTCTGTTTCACCAGGACTTTTCCGAAGTTAGGCAAGGACAGATGAACGAATACGGCGACCCGCTCACCTTCCTTATATCCAAGGACTGGACTAAGACATCGGGCAAAAATAAGCCGGTGGAACTTGAAGTATGGCCCGGCATGGTGGACGCCAAGCCCGGTAAAAATTACATGTTCTACCTGTGGAACTACGAACCAGGGCTTACGAATTATTGTATACCGGATTGGTATGCGGCTTTGGAATACGTGAAAGCGGATGGTACCCTGGCCACTTTCTACAACAATAGCATCAACAACGGATTCACGCCATCTGTTGTAATCAGCATGCCGAGTAACCCCGAGGAAGAAAAAAAGGCGACCTTTCAAAGTAATATGGAGGACGCGTTTAGCGGCGCGAAAGGGGCGAGTAGTATTGTAGTACTGTGGGGGGAAAACGATTCGATTAAGCCTGTCATTACCCCGTTCAACGCTTCGGCCAACGCCGATATCTACAATAATGTAGAGGCGATTATATTTCAGAAGATCATCAGCGCTCACCGGCTAAGTAGCCCTACGCTTGCGGGAGTGTCCGGTAGTGGCAATCTTTCCGGGAATGCGGCTGAAATCATAGACGCATACGTACTGTATAATTACACCGTAATCGAAAAGATGCGTAGGAAGATACTGGATAGTCTTAATATCTTCACGCGTATTAACGGTACCGCGCAACTCCAAATCGCGGAACTTGATGTACTGCCTAAGATACGGGAAACCGATCCACAGCAAGACCCAGCGACACCCGCGGCGCTATCCAGGAAAAACGTCTTTGCCCGCATGCTGGAATCTCTCACGAAAAAAATATCATCCGTATGGAAATAGCTATCATATCCGAACCTCTTTTCAGGGACAACGGCCCGGTAAAAGACGATACGATTATCAAGAAATTCGTTCCTTACATCCTGATTGCGCAGAAAATGTACATAGAACGCATTATTGGAAAGCCGCTGTTGGAAGAATTGCAAGATCAGATCAAGCAGGCCCAGGAAACGCCGGACGCTGACCCGTATCCGATCACGCCCGACAATCAGGCGCTTATATTGGAAATAGCCCCTGCGCTGTCCCATTATTCAGTATACCAGGGGATTCCCTTTCATTGGGCCGCTATCGTGAATAAGGGCATTACGGTACGCGAAAGCGAAAATAGCAAGTCCACTGACATTAAGGACATCGCGCAATTACGGCGATGGCTGAAAGATGATGCGGAATACCTTGCGAAAAAATTAGTATCCTACCTGTGCGGATGCAAAAGCAAGTATCCTACCTGGAAACCTGATACAGGGTACGATTGTGGTTGTGGATGTGATGGCAATACCGGGAGCAAATCGGTACCACTGGACGCCGGTATCTACATACCAAATAGACGGCACCGCAATTGCTTATGATTATTCGCACCTTCAAACACGGTTGTATTAGTATGTTCCTTATATCTCAACAGATCATCAGTTTACGGAAACTGACTGCCAGCGCTTACGGCTGGGGCGTGGCGTTGCTGGCCAATGTAGGCGCTTTCTTTGCGCCTGAAAAATACAGTTTTGGGCTTGTTCTTATCGCTATCCTGCTGGATGCGTTTTTCGGTACCTGGGTAAGCATTCGCGCGGGCAACTTCATCCTATCCAAGCTAGGCCGTGTGACGACTTTCAAGATATTCAGTTACGGCGCGTCATTGGTGATGATCTACATGGTAGAACACCTGGTGCATGATAGCGGTTTCATCGGTGTGAAGATGGCCGCCGCCTGGGCGGTAGCGTGTGAATTTTGGTCGATGTCGGCCAGCATCCTTATCATATGGCCTGATGCCGCGTTCTTCCGCATTATGCGCCGCCATCTGCGTGGCGAAATTGCCGCAAAGCTGGGAACGAATATAGACGACATTCTACCTGACGAGAAAAAATAATTACGAAAATATTTGGCGGTTTCAAAAAGCCGCCTTATATTTGTGTCATCAAATGGTTCATTCATTCATTCAATCACAAACCACATAACATGAAAAGTAATAGATTAGATGACTCTTACCGGACTTACGAGATAACTATTTTTGAAGTTAATGAATTCGTCCATAAAAAGGTATCCATGCAAGATTTGTTGACGGACAATGGTTTTGAATGGGAGTATGCGCTGTTTGAAACGATCAGAATAGACAAGCTATTAGATATGCGAGTTGGTGATTGTCACACGTTCCGTCCCAGTAGAGGAGGCACCACACCTTGTGCGGCCATAATAGCACGAACCGCTTAACCACCACACCAACCATTCCATACATCGCCCCGCGACCCTATCCGGCGCGGGGTTTGGTGGCAAAAACCATTACCAATGTCAGAACATTTGCCTAATCAATTAGCCCGCATGGAGCGCAGACAAGCAACATTATTAGTTACGCTTATGTGCGCAACGCCCGCACAAAAGAAAACGGCGCAGTACCGCGAGTACAAAAGACAGCATCAAGTATTATCTAATCAAGTGCGCATGCTGTCCATCGTGTTGCGCGCAAAAACCGTATAGCTATGTATATCCATCTCAATGACTATCGCGTTATCGCGCATAACGATTCTTACCTGATTGAGGAGGCCGTACTCGCGCCATCCGTGGTCAACATGGGGCTATGGGTGAAAATACCCGTAAGGCGTGTTTGCGTGCTGTGGAGGGCACTATTACTTAATGGCGGTATGACCGTCCGGTTCACAAACTTTCAGGCCGCCGTGGCGTACTGCGATGAACTGCGCAACAATCATCTATCATGAACATATTAGTACTATTGGCCCTTGCTTGGATGGGATTCGAGCTTGGCCTACTAATTCACCGAAAAACAAAATAACATGCCTACCAAAAAACCGGATGCTGAACGCATCCAAGACCAAAAACCCCCTGCCGTACGTTTTCGCCGTACCGTGCAGATTGAGGATGCTGTCGTAGTATTCCTGACAAAATATAATCCTTCGACCGATAGTTATTCGCAAACACTTGTAACCATTAACGGCGCACAGGTGTGCTGGATACCTACCGAAAATATTAACTCCTTCATTGGCGAACTTACCGCCGTGATGCAAAAACACGCGGTATGATAGAGGAATTAACTTGCGAAGTGTGCGGCAAAACGTATAAGGGCGAAGCCCCCGACCAATGTTGTAACGGCGGGGAATGCGGGTGCATGGGGCGCCCTGTCGATCCCATGGTATGTAGCGAAGATTGCTACAATGTATTAATGCAAGAGGCTTTGCGGCCTATAGACATGCCTATCCCTAACGTACACCGGCCGATATAAGGGCGCAAAAATAAATCCGTATTATTATTTGGTAGTACGGATTTTTTCTGTATCTTCGTGGTTCATTCATTCATACTATGCAATTCAAATACAACGATGGCGGGCGTAGCCGCTACACTAACATACCGAGTAAGCACGATTGTGCAGTGCGCGCGGTGGCCATAGCCACAGGAGAGGATTACCAAACTATATACGCTGAGCTGCGCATCATGTTCCCTTCCCTGGAAAGCGAAGGCGTGAACGTAGGTAGCTTAGCGTTCACCGACTATATGAAACAAAAAGGTTTTGTGTACGTATCGGGCCACACGGATATGTCGGTTATACCGCATGGTAACGTCATCGCCTCTACGATGGGGCACCTTACCGCGATCATAGACGGTGTGATCAATGATGTTCGCGATGAAAGCGGTAAGATCGTGCCGTACTATTGGGTTCGTGGTAAGGTGTTCGATATCTTCCGCGCGGGTAAGAAGGTCAACTCCGCGCCTCTAAATGGCTCGCAAGCGTATACTATGCATCGCCTGTTGAGCATTAACCATGGGCAAACTGTCCACCTAAAATCGATTATTTGATTATGCGAACAGGTGTATATTATTACCGTCATGCGTATGAAGTGTATCCGGTATTGCGATTACAAAGCATGACTATGCGCGTTAACGTAATATCGGAAAAAGGCAATCGGTATTACGTCATGTACATGGGGCTTCATGCGAACGGTTCGCCACCTGGGTCTTGTCATTGGGTGCGAAAAAGTAATGTTCGCGTAGACCCGCCACCAGTCAGCCCGGATAACATCAGACTACCCTATAAAGATTAAAACTATGTACGTTTACCTTCAATCGGAACCGAATCTTTGGACGGTCGGATTTTATGACCCACACGGTGAGTGGATGCCCGAAAGCGACCACGACACCTCAGAAGATGCGGCAGCCCGTTGTCATTATCTTAACGGCGGCAACGCCAAAAATTAATTCTTATGGACATTATCATTTCCGCGCCACAGGGTGCGGGCAAATCGGAATTGGCGCGCAAGATAGCCAGTATATACCTGGACTTGCCCCTTCGTAATCTCATCGAAACGATCAATAAGTTTCCCTCCGAATCGTACCAGGTAGTCGGAGATTATATCAAGCACACTGGGGCGGAAGTAGTTATTTTCGATGGGTGTCTTACCGATCCGGAAAAGCTGGGCTTAGCTATAGCGGCCGTGAAGCATTACCGTAGACGGTATCAGTCAGTTCACCCCCTACTCGCTATCTACATCGAACAACAAGGAGGCGCCCCGGCAGTGGTGATGCAGACATGATCCGCGCGATACTCGACTGGATACGCCCGCGAAACGTCTATACCGTGCAATATGTGTTAGGTTATGCGGGCGACAAGTACGTAGCGGAGATACGGTACTTCCGCACTTTATTACGGGCACGGCGATATGTGCGCCGCCGTGCTAAATTGGACAAATTTATCCAGCGCGGAATCGCTGAATTGCAAATACAAATAATCCCTTTTCATGAGTAACGAAAAAATATACTTCAATCGCGAAGAGGTCGCGGTATTGGCTATGGGCCTTGCCTCTATATTAGAAGACTTCAAGGTATCTGACGGCCTTCCCTGGACGCCTGAGGCGCGCAAATACAAAAAGGATATATCCGCCGCCGCAAAAAGTGCCGCTGCAAAGCTGGAAAAGTTCGGTGGGGTGAAATGCGATCTGCCGGAATATAAGCCAGAAGACGAAAATGAATTTTTTACAAAAGAATCTTGAAATAAATTTGGCGGTTTGAAAAAGCCGCCATATATTTGTGATATAAATGGTTCATTCATTCATTCATTTAATACTTGAAACATGAAAATCGCACAAAACAAAATCATAGCTTACAAGTTTACAGGCAATAAAGTAGAGCTGACACCTAATGAAGCGAATGCTTTATTTTCAATAGATAATGATTGGGAGTTTTGGAGAAAATTAGAAATCCGCAAAACCTCAAATTTTACAAAAAAAGAACAAAAGCAGTACGTAAAATCAGTTCAAAAAGAATTAGCAAACTATTAATAACCGGGGCTACGGCCCCTATTTTTCACCTATAAACTTTTCACAATTAAAATAAATGTAATGAGCACTCTTATAAGTTTTCATGGCAAACAAGAAATTAAGGACTTTCACCTGGCCCGATTAGAGGCGCATAGAAAAGCGGATGAAATTATAAAAGGTACATATTGGGAGAAAGGGAAAGGCTGTGCTATGGGCTGCACTGTACATTCTGATAACCATTCAGATTACGAAACAGAATTAGGTATCTCTCGCATCTTAGCCAGGTTGGAAGATCGCATATTCGAGGGTATGCCAAATGAGGATGCAAAATCTTTCCCTATACATTTTCTTTCTGCTATCCCGGTAGGTGTTGATCTCAATCCAGTATGGCGAAAGTTCCTTATCTGGTTGCTGGTTGATGAAAAAGAAGGGGTCATCAAACATGCTAAATCAGATCAATCGAAGAAATCTATTATAGACGTTGCTGCGCTCCTAACAAAGTCTCCCACAGAAATCATTACCCCCAAACAATATATAGGTGCGCGCCAAACAGCCCCTGCTTATGCTGCCGAGGCTGTCGCCCGTGCGAATGCTGCCGTCCGTACGGATGGTGCCGCTGCTGCTGCTTATGCCTCCGCCGCTGCTGCTTATGCCTCCGCCGCTGCTGATGCTGCCGCTGCTGATGCTGCTGATCGGCCTAGCAAATACAAAGTAATGGCCGATAAACTAATAGAATTACTTAAGGAATGTAAACAATAATATTATGCGGCTTCGCATATTTTATCCATTTTATAAGAAATTATTAATAACCGGGGGCTACGGCCCCTCTATATAATCCACACACAATGACACAGGAACTGAAAAATAAAATCGCCAAATGGGTTAAGGACGAATTACCGCACTATATCAGGGAGTGCGGAACTAATGAATATCGGTCATACATGATAGATGATGCGCAGGAATTATTCGCCCCCGGAGATCAAGACTCGCAAAATGAAGTATCTGACTTGGTGTTCGGTCTGCTCAACGGAACTATCGCCATCCCCTAAAATATATTGACATGCCGGGAGGAAAACTAGTAACATGCAAGGACGGCCGTATAGGCTGCGTATATAATAACGAACCGCCGATTAACGGTAAGGTACGTATTCATCTACTTGGGATTCATTATGTTGAACAACTCGATGACTATGAGGGCATAATGGAGATACTGGATGCTCAAACTGATGAATTGCCGCGCTTATGTGATCCGACCACCCTAATTATTTTTGGATATTTCAAATAATATACATATGCGTATACTCAACATGGACATTATCCGGGAAACGAAATCCGGTTATATTGGAGCGATTAAGCTCGGTAATGGACTCATTATATTAGGCGTTTCCTATACGGTGCGGGGCCTGAAAAAATCGATAAAAAAGTCGGCACGGGCTTTTGGCGTGAAAACTAAAAAGATCAGGTTCAAATCCACGTGGGTTACGACCGCCTTCGCTGATTATGCAAAAGACTTGGCTGACGACCTCACCCTCGCTGTACGAAATTAAGGCACAAACGAAAAGCCCCCGCGCAATGCAGGGGCTTTTTTCAATTAGACCATAGGACAAAACCGACTGATATTCCAACAATCGGCTGTACCTGTTGACCGGTGTAGCCGACACCGCCGCCGAGCGTAACCGCCCACCTCGGTACCTTCAACCGTGTGACCGTATTAGTGACAGTGACCGTCTGCCGGTATAGCTGCATGCTATCCAGGCTCGGCCGCCATCCCGACACTACGGCGCGGTAGTCGGACGTTTCATACACCTTCGAGGATATGGGTATAATCATTTCGCCGTCTTGCCCCTTGCGCGGCTCATCGTTGGCTTTTCTCATACTGTCTGCGTCTACGGTATCAATCGGGGTTACCGTGCCTTCTTCGGGGTTTAATTGGAGCATTACGGTATCATGTCTTATCACCTCTACTTTGCGCGGCTCAGGGATGTGCCCGGCGATGGTGTCGCGGATTATCACGGTATCACGCTGTATGGTTACTACCGGCAGGGACACGATAGGGCGATACTTGCGTATTGCCACTGCCCCCATAACGAAACCTACTATGAACGCGATAAGCACCATTAGCGCTACGTTGCTTGTCTTGACCATTATAGCATAATATTAGTTGACAACTCAAAATGCGGCGGGTCGTAGGGGCTTTTCCAATCGCCTCCCCAGGTAATACGTACCCCTATCTGATTGGCGGTGGCCTTGATATGCTTCGCGATTTCGCCAAGCGCCTTAGTGACGGCTGCCCCGTTTACCTGTAGTTTGCCGTCTACGATGGGGTATAAGTCTACTGCGTGGCCATAGCCATCTGCCTTGGCTTGGTGATTAGATTTGCTTCTCACGCCATCCGCATTGGTGACACGCGGCCCTGGGGCGGTGCGGCCTTGCGCGTATAGCTGCTGCTGTCTTGCCTGAGTACGTACGCCTTCCACAATCGTGAAATCGATAGGCGTGTCCAGGATAGCACAATGGAGAACGCGCGCCAAATCGGGGTGAACGCCTTGCAGATTGTCCAGGCTTCGTTTGCTGAATTGTGGCATTGTAATTTAGTTTATGCGTTTACGTTATCGCCGCGATGCGCTACCGACTGTGATATCGAATCCGGCGGATATATTAGATAGCCTATTCAAGAATACGTATCTTTCTGCATCCTTCGCGTGGCCGTGCTTCTTGATTGGTATATCGCCATATCCGCCTTCCGGTAGTTTTGGATAGCGGTACTTACGATTTTCATCTATGCTGTTCAGGCTGCGCGAGGTGTAATGCTTCAGGTATCTGTTCATGATGCGTATGCCTAACTTGATCTCCTTATTGTCGGACGGTACCGCACGTATGCCCAGCCCCTTCAAATCCTTAATGCTTTTGGGTTCCGCCTTATCGCAGATCACTTCGAGGTCTTTGTAGCCCGCCTCTATAATTGCGGCGGCTATGTCCGGATTGTCCATACCAGGGCCGTACCCCAATTCGTCAATCCATATTTCGCCTTGCGACAGTACTACCAGCATAATGGCGGAAGGTGCAGACCATCCGAAGTCAACACCGATATAAGCACTCTTCCATGCATTGCGTGGCGGCAAGTTCTCCACAATGTCCCACCGCTTAACGACTAGCCCCTCCTTGCTTCCTTTCTTGCCCTCCCCGTACACTGTCCACCACTCCGGATCATCTTCCCGGTTGCTCTCAATCTCGGCTATTTGCGCGGCCGTCAGCATGTCATTGTCAAGATATGTGCTATCAATAACGCGAACGTCTGCACGCGGTATTAGCTTGCTGTCGGCCCAAAATTCGAATGCCGGATTGTAATCCAGGATAATCTTTTCGGTAGTACGTACTGCCAATTGCCGGTACACCTCGTACGGCCAATTGATGATTTCGTTTCCGTACAGTATCTCCCTGGACGGGCCGTGTACTTTGCCGGGCGTATCGGCGCTGAAAAACTCTATGCGGCCTTTCATATACGAATACAGCTTGTCTGTATCGTGCCACGCCTCGCGATTCCACGCCTGTTCTTGCTCCAACATATTGGTGAAATCGCGAATGGCTCCACGTTTCAGGTGAGGCATCGTTTCAGACACTACCGATATAAGGCGCGGCTTCTTCGACTTGGACGCGATGGTATTGATCAGCTGTAGCGCGCTCCACGTCTTCGATGAACGCGTGCCACCTCGTAACAGGATGGTACGTACTGTGGGGTCGATGTACGCCGCCAGCAAATCGCTGAATACCTTAGTCGTTTCCATTATGCGCCGGATATATAATTTCGATTATCCCCATTATAGCAGGTCGTTAAGTGCGTCCAGATCATCGGCGGTTTTCTGATCGCGAACCACCACGCGTAATACCGTTTCGCTCGTATTCGTATTAACGTTCTCGGCCAGGAGATTAAGCCGCGACACTACGCCAGCGTGGAACACGCCAACGATGGCGCCCTCTATCTGCTGGGTGCGCGTAGTCTGCTCTATAATCTCCATGGCCTCCAACAGCTTTTCATCTGCTTCGGAAGCCTTGCCCGCCTCTACGCGTTCCCGTAGTTCTTTTTTTGCGGAACGAAAATACGGGGCTGATACACCAAGGAAAATCGTAAGGCCATCCATGGAATATGGACGGCCCAGCGGTACTTCTGCTTCCTCGTATGTGCCTTGATACTTGACAAGTTCTACTTTTTGCCAGGGGTGCCTGTCGCACCAATCCCAATACAGCATTGCCTGTTCAAGCAATACCGAACCGTCCCCGCCAAATATTGTATTCCGCCCAACTCTTGATCGCAGTTTCCATGACTGCGTACCTGTAAGTCTGTTCATATTAGCTTAAGTCTTCTTCCTTAATAGTGGCCTTACTGCCTGGTTGTACGGCAATAATATGACCGGTTGCTGTAAGATAGGTACCCGGCAATACCTTACTGCCGTCTGCTTTCAACACGGTACCCTTGTTCGGCATTTCCGGATTAGGCGTGAAGTCGATAGGTATTGCGTCTTCGCCCATTGGGTACCGAACAACCCCCTTGGCTGGGGCGACAAAACCATCACCCGATGGGTCAAGATACTGCTCAGCAGCGGCAGGTAATCCGTCTATTGTCAGATCAGGATTCGGCGCATGCAGTATCTTTTCCAATAGGCCCGCCCTGGTCAGTACCGCGTCTATCTCATCATCAGTCAGTTTGAAAGGATACCCTTCCTCCAATACGGTATTGAGTGTGGCCAATTCTCCCACCCAGGTATCGCCTAATTCCAGGCCCAATCTTTTCACAACTGCACGGTACCGGCTTTCCGATGTTGCGGGCGCTTCGCCATGATCAATAGGCCCCTCTATCTTGTAGTACTCGTGTGCCCAGTTCCGCAAGTTCCGCACACGGTTACGTAGGCAGCTGCTACATGCCTGTGCGACTTCCCGTAACTGGAATACCGCATTATGCGCATCATAGATACGGGACACACTGTAAGTATGCTTGCCGGCTTCACCTAATACGGTCTTCACCTTCTTTTCTATTTCAGGCGTTATGTGCTTGTAATCCGCCACGGTGGCCCTTTTTGTCTTACTCATAGATTTTGAATTTTTTACGGATGTATAGATAATTAAGCAATCCCAGTATTACAGAAAGCACTGATAGTGCCAATCTTCCGGCGGTACCTGGAGTGATCAGAAATGCCGCCAAAATACCGTATGTCGTTGTCAGCCAAAATGACAAACAGCCTCGGCAATTGAACGGTTTCCGGTTGATAGGCGGCTCAAGCACTTCCGTGAAAAGCCACGCCAGTACGTAAGACACGACCATGACCCCCCAATATATAGAAATTATTAACGATATGAAAAGTAGCGTATCCATGTAGTAAAGATAAAATTATTGATTAACGTATAGCAGACTATGTGTACGGGCCATGAAGGCGGCTTTCAGGTCTTTTTTGATTGCTCCGATCACCGGCCACACCCGACCAGCCGAGAAGCCGAGAAGCGCCGCCAATCGCTTATACGTCATGCCTGGTTGCAAGGCGATGTATATCTCGAAAATCGAACAGTCGGCAGGATCGTATCGCGCCCTGACGTATTCCGTCATCTCGTTTTTCAGCGTTTCGATATCGCGCTCTAACTGTTCGTAATCGCCTTGCGGCGCTGCTATCTTTTCGATCAGTGCGAATACTCCGCCGCCCCCTACCATATTCCGCGCCCCGCTATCATCATAGCAAATATTAGAGCGATTCGATGCGATGTCCAGGCTGATAACGTTGGCCGCCCCGCTTTTCTTTATCTGCGCGGCTAGGTAATTGGTGTGGTAGGCGCGCAGGTAATAGAACTTCGGATCAGCGACTATTAGCCCCTTATACGATATCGCGTCATAGATGTTGAGCATAGTGTCTGTGGCGATCTCATCATCATACCGGTACTTGTAGATCAGGCGTTCCCGCAATTCCCGTTCATGCTCGCCGTACCATTTCAGAAATGCCGATGCACGCGCCTCGCTCTGTGGAGTCGCGACTTCGCCGCCGCGCAGCTTAACGTATTTTTTGCCCTTATTTTTTCCCATGTTTCTTACGTAGTTCCTTAATTTCGGTGAACAAAAATTCTTGCATGCTCTGTTTGCCACTTAAGCGCCTCGTTACGCGCTCATCTCTGCTCCCCCGGACAATCAGCCGGTGAATGAAAATATCGCGCTTTGCGCCCCTGCGCAATAGCCTTGCAACGGTTTGCTGGTAATGCTCCAGGTTCCAGGTCGGCGTGAACCACAACTGGCGAAATCCGCCGAATTGCAAATTGAGGCCGTGCCCCGCGCCTGCCGGGTGGATCAATAGTAATCGTATCTTGCCTTCATTCCATTCGCGGAAGTCCTCTATAGTGGCTTTGCCCTTGCGCAGTTCGCGCGCAAAAGGGAATCGCTCGCGGATGCGCTCTATTTCATGCCTGAACTGGTACACACACAGAAACGTATCATTAGGATGGCGATTGAGCAGCGCTTCCATCGCATCCAGTTTGGCCGTGTTAACTTGGTTCCAGGTACGCGTCTTCTCTCCTTCCGCCTTATCGGCGTATATAGCCCCGCTGCTGATCTGTAATAGCTTATTGGTAAGATCAGCAGCCGTCTTAACAGTCACGTCACCCTCGCCGTCTAAGAACTCCAATACGTACTCCCGTTCTAACGTGTCGTAGACTTCCTGGTCGAACTCGTCCAGGTCGATCATGATATCGTCCGTGTACATATCGGGTAGCTTGATCTTATCCCGCGTAGACATGGTAAGGGCGATATCGCGTATCTTCCTGGCTATGTCGCTACGTGCATCACGTTTAGGTATGTACTCATACACGATCATACCGTTGCCGCGTGTGGTAAAATACTTATCCAGGAAATCCCCGAAGGTTACGCCGAGCCGTACACCGTCATCAAGCAAAACCATAGGCGCCCAAAGATCAATGAACCCGTTAGGAGCCGGAGTACCTGTCATACCTATTCGGTAGTGTACATCTGACTTAATCAGCGCGCGGCGTAGTTTCTTGAACCGTTCGCTGTCACGGCCCTTGAACAAGGACATTTCATCCAATACCAAGCTGTCGAAAGGCAGCTTACCTAACCAGGGGCCGTACGGTTCTCCGGTCACGCTACTAATCTTCTGATATATGAACTTATCAATCAACCATGCCAAGTTGTCCACGCCGATGATGTATATCTCAGCATCAGCGGCCAGTGCGGCTTCTCGCTTCTTTGCATCGCCGGCTATTACGCTGTACCGCATTCCTTGTAAGTGCCCCCAGGTGGCTATCTCATCAGGCCAAGTAATACGGGCCACCTTATCCGGGGCTACTACCAGGGTCTTAAGCATTGCGCATTCCTGGTAGTGCATGTCGTACAGATAAGACAGTACGGTCACTGTTTTGCTTAGGCTCATTCCGAGGAATAGGGCCGCCCTGGGATTAGCCACCAAGTGTTCGTACGCTTCTATTTGATGCGGGTCAGTCAGTATAGGCTTGTCTCTTTTGATGTTATGCAATATCTGTGGTATCATAATCCCTCTATGAATTGGTTCACGTCTTGTATTGTCGGCAGCACTTCCACCCGGAAACCGAGTCGGCGCAGGCGGCCGTGTACCTTGTCTTGTAATTTGCTGGGCACCTTACCGGGTGCTTTCGTTTCCACCAGTATGAAGGTGCCCCCAGGCAGCAGCACTAATCTATCCGGGAAACCCAGGAAGAACAGCGGCGGGAACTTAACGCACAGGCCTCCCATTTTTTCGACCTGCGCCACTAAATAATGCTCAATTTTCGATTCACGCATAATAATTAATTTATATAACACCCTTAAAAAACTACCAAAATCAAAAACCAAAATTTTGGTAGTTCCTTTGGTTACCGCCACCATGGCCGATTTAACCCCCAAAAACTACCAAAACTACGACTACCAAAAGTTTGAAACTTATATACGGGTAATTCACGTGTGTATATACGTGTGTACATATACGTTATACACCATACTATATTACCTTTATAACTCTATACTATATATTTTGGTAGTTTTGGTAGTTTTTATAGCTCATTGGCCGTGGTAGTAGGTTTGCGCGGCGACCAAGTCGACTACCAAAAAACTACCAAACCGTTTTGGTAGTCGCGCGCCGCCTACTTCTTTTTTCACTCGCGCCCCCTATGGTATTGCTTTTGCGGGCCGTACCACTTAGTTTTGCGAGATGTCACCGGCACCCATTCGCGCAAGGTTTTAAGCGCGCGCGCGATTTCAAAACTATCTCTGCGCGTTATATCTTCCGGGTTTTTTCCGAAGCATTCCGCCCAAATTTCCATTACGCAAACACTATCGCGCACTATTTTGCCCTCATTCGCCGGGTCGTTCATCCATTGTCGCCGTTCGTACGGTTCCATTTTTTCCCAGGTAGCGGGTAACGTGCGATCAAGATATTCGGTAATAAGGCCCAGCCGGTCATCTTTTTCCAAGTGCGCATCCTGTATACGCCGTGCCTCTCCTTCTTGCTCTGCGTCAAGAAACAAAAGTTCTCCTTGCGTATATCGTTCTTTCGCTTCCGCCCATAGCTGTGATATTACTACCTCTGTCATGTAATCCCATACCGTCCATTTGATCTTGCCGCCCTTGCAATTGACGATCCAGTAACGCCGGTTGCCCGTAGCGTCCCTTAGCGGATCATCTTCATTGGTGGTACCTGCAAATACGCATTGCCGTAAGAAGTAAGATATACGCTTGCCATACGCTACGCGGTACTTATCCTCTTTCTTGGCAACGAAATGTTTCACCGCATCTACCTCCGCTCTACGTAGTCCGGCCAGCTCCCCCATTTCAATAATCCAGGCGCCTTGCAGTCCCTCTACAGCTTTCGCATCGCCTACACTGGTAATACTGTCGCTGAACCATACGCCGCCCATCAGGTTAAGCAGGGTAGACTTTCCGATCCCCTGGTCGCCGATGATGGTGAGCATGTTGTCGAACTTGACCCCTGGTCGGAAGATGCGGGCTACTGCTGCGGTGAAGAACTTGCGGCTCACCGCGCGGGTATACGGTGTATCGGGCGCGCCGAGTGTATCAATGAGAAGTGTGTCCAGGCGTTCAACGCCATCCCAGGTACAGGCGTTTAGATAGTCCTTGACAGGGTGGAAGCTATTGGCTCGCAGCACTACGGTAATGCCGTCCGTGATCTTGCCCACACTGGTAATATCATAGCAACGTTCCAGGTATAAGCGTAGTTCGGCGTCATCACTGTCCAGCATGGGGCGAGGGTAGGTAAGCCCGGGTTTGTCCCAGGGGAGTGCCTTTACTACGGTTTCACGCTGTTCAAATTCATTGAATCCTAAGCGGTCTTTGAGGTTCTCGTCATTGGTCAGTATGCGTACTACGTTGTCTATGGTATTCTTAATGCGGGCGCTCTTACCTTCTGTTTCCAGTTCGCCGACCCAGTCATCCGCTTCACCTACTTCCCGGGACTGTTCGATCTGATCGTCATACTCCGCGCCCTGGTTCTCGCGGCGTTCCCTTACGATCTCCTTCTTCACTGGTTTGAGCTTGCCCGCGAAATCGGACATAGCCTTGTAACTGGGCATCTTAGTTGGGTCGGTGCCCTCCTTGATCTTCTCGTCCAGGTCAGCGAACTTATGCAGCCTCACTAGGTCGAACGCATTGCATAGCTTGCCGCCTGCCGGGTCGGTGTTGTGATGACTGTAGGCGAGCTTATGGTCGTAGACGATCAGGCCGCCACTGGTGCTGCCGTTCACGTAGCTATACCGGTCAGGCCCCAGGTCATCGCAGGGTACATACACGTCTACCAGGAATTCGGCGATGGCTTCCTCAATACTGTACGACCGGCAGAACGCGCCTACGATGCCGTGCTTGGCGTAAGGGTCTTCCACCTTGTCGCCACTGGGCCGCTTGGTTTCTTTCTCACGGCTGGACTGTGGCCAACTTGATACGTCCGTCCAATCATCCAGTTCACCCAGCACGGCATCAGCCGACATAATCGGCGCATCGGTGAAAGCGAAAAAATACTCCCCGTCTTTGGCGGTGGAAGGATAATACATCAGCCGGGTAGGTTGGTACGTGGTGTCATCGAATACCTCTATGTTGATCCAGGAAGCGACTACGCGGGCTATGCACTCGTACTCGTCAGGGCTTACGGGCCGATCAAGCGGGAACACGATACGTAGGCGGGGGTTATCTTCCGTATGCTTATGCGTGCTGTAGATGGCTCCCGCCGCCTCCAGTAGCAGGAAGTCCAGCCATGTATCAATACTGCCGAAATCTATGTCCAGGGCGACCAATTGCCTATGCGCAACAAAACCTTTGCGCCGCCATCCGTATGGGTCTGCAAAGGTTACGTCCTTTCCTTTCAGCTTGTTTGTGCCAGGGAGAAGCTTACCCCCTACGAATCCCCCAACGTCCTTAATGCTGTCTTGCTTGTCTTTTGTGTAGGAATAATATTGCTTGATCGTTTCACCGGTACGCTCCGTTTCTTTCAGACTGGTTACTATGGCTTCCCAAGTCGTACGGGTATTTTTCCACTTAGCCGATGAACAGCTCTTAGCTGTGGCTATATCTATCGCTATATTATATTTCATCAACGAATCCTATTAGAGCCATCCACATAGATGACTGAATGAATGAAGGTATACAATTTTCTAATCTTTCTTATAATATTTTGATATGTACCCCTCACCTCGGAGCGGCAAATCCGTTGCCCACCAAGGCGGGGTAGACATTATACGCTCCATTAGTTGCAACGTTTCATCGGCTTTGCTATCCTTAGCCTGTGATATGATTTCATCATGCACGTGCATAGCAATGCGAACCTTACCGCGCATACGATACATGGAGTCAGCTAATATGTCCCTGGCGACAGCTTGCGTGATGTTCTCCACCAGTAGACCGCCATACGCGTCCATGCGCGTCCATATCTTTTTCACCTGATCAAGACCCCAGTAACGTATACGGTTACCCGCTAGATGCGCTCCATAGTAGTATAATCTACGGCCGGATGGAAGGGTGATATATAGGTACCCTTTTTCATACCCGAACGTTAGCTTGCATTGCGGCATTTTCAGAACATACACTGTGCGATTCCTTATTACATGCCGTGCTGCATCCTCTACGCGATGCCAAAACTTGACGATGTTCTTGTTAGCCTTACGGTACCCGTCAACGATCGCGGGCAACTCTTCCTCCAGTAATCCTTCTTTCAGCGCCCCCATGGTGATCAGTGCGCCAACGCTCCCCTGGTACCCGAGGCCAAGTACTGACACCTTACCTTTTGGTCGCCATACTGACCCCTT